GCACATGGACTCGATGGAGAGTTTCGCAAGAACAGTAATGGATAATCATTTGCTTCACATAGAGCAGGATTTGAAAACCCTCTCAGGAAGACAAGATGATATTTCTGTTACAAGAAATACGTTTGGCGAGCGAAGTGGTTTTTATGCCACAGCCAATGTTCCTGAAGAGTCAATAACTCGTCAGGTATAAGAGGTTATATGCCCTTTGTATCTAAAGCTCAACAGGGATATCTCCATGCGCATCCAGAAATTTTAGGTGCGTCCAAACTGAAAGAGTTCGATGAGGCCACAAAGGGGAAGCACAATCTCCCTGCGCATGTAAAAGACGGTAAGCCATCTTATAGTTTAGCCCATAAAGCGAGAAAAGAACGTGGCTGAAAAGAGTTGGTTAAAGAAGATAGGGGCGCTAAAGAGACTTCTTAGAGAAGTGGGTTCTATTTGGCCTGCTCCGAGTACAAGACTTGCAGGATATGCGGAAGACGGACCATATCATTGTGAGGATTGTATTTTCTTAAAGAAAGATTTCAAAGATGAAAACGGTCACGGTCGTTGTAATCAACCTGTGATGATATCCGACTCCGAAGTTAAGCACGACGGTAAAACGGGACTAGCGATAGTTAATATTGAAAAAGGTTGCTGTGAGTTCGTGGAACCGCCAAAGAGGAAGTAATGTCCCATAAGCTCGTAGCGATGTTCGTTCGTCACGGCTCAACCCAACTTAACGACCAGGGAAAGTTCCGTGGTCCATTGGATGTTGACCTAGATGAAAAAGGAAAGAAACAGGCCGCAGAAATTGCCCAACATCTTAAGGGAAGGTCTGTTGGTCCTGTATTTATCAGTAGCAAGAAGAGAACGAAGCAGACAGCCGATATTGCATTACCAGGAAAGAAGACGAAGGTAGTTAAAGACTTCGACCCGTTGAATGTGGGCGATTATGCGGGAAAAGATAAGAGTGCTGAGAACATGAAGGCTATCGAGCACTATCAGAATAATCCAGACGAGAAGATTCCTGGTGGTGAGAGCATTAATGACTTTCGAAAAAGAGTAAATCCTAAGATTAAAATGGCCATTAAGCGCGGTGAGGAAGGTCGTCACCCGTCTGTTAGCTTTGTTCACAGTTCTATCATCCATCAAGTCGGTCATCTTTTGCACGGCGACCATAACGCAGTTAAAGTGAAGCCGGGTGGTAGCGTTGGAGTTTTCAAGTCTCCGATGGGCTATACGGCTAGGCCCCTTACGAAAGCGAGTGAGAGCGAAGAAGACAAGCATCTAGTAAGTTGAGGTTTTATGCACGCAGGGCATGGATACACAAGGACGACCATCGAGCATCACGACGATGGAAGTCACACGATTACGCACGAGCATGAAGACGGCAAATCGCATAAAAAGCACGCTGTGACGGACCTAGATGGCATACACGACAGCATGGAAAACCATCTTCACCCTGACCAGAGAATGGAGAAGACCGAAGAAGAAATTCATCCGGGTATCCATAAGTTAGCTGCTAAGATGGGCGGCGACGAAGAAAAGGCCGAAGAGAAGATTCACCCCGGACTGCATAAAGAGGCAGCGGAAGATATGGACGAGGACCAGGATAATGGCTAAGAAAAAGCACACGCACACGCATATCGAGCACCATCACGATGGCTCTCATACGATGCATCGTCACTTCAAACACGAAGATGGGAAAGAATCTAAGGAATCTTCCGCGCATCACACATTAGATGATTTGCACGACGCTATCCAGCAGCACATGGGCACACCGAATCCAGGTGAAGCTGAAGCGGATGCAGGACAACACGGAGTTCCACCAGACCAGGCAGCAGCGGCAGGATTGCCTGCGCCTGCGCCAGCAGCGGCTGCTCCGGGCGCACCATCAGCAGGAATGTAAAATGGCAAAGCACAACGTAAGTTTGTATAGAGCAATGCATCATCTTCGTAAAGGTGGTCTTCATAGGGCACTTGGTGTTCCTGAAGGTGAAAAGATTCCAGAAGCTAAGATTGAGGCTGCAAAGCATAGTTCAAATTCCCATGTACAACACATGGCAAATTTTGCGTCTACGATGAAGGGTTTCAAACACTAATGCACTTTAGATTGCCAAACATCCCCACAGATTTTTTAAGAAAAGCTCTCAGTGATAATGGCATTCCAAGTTCTTCTAGGTTATTGGCTGTTTTACATTCTTTTGCGGCAGTGTTTTGTCTCGTATACGTGACAATAAAAAATCATGCTATACCCGATGGGACGATAACCGCAGGGTTGGGAGCTTTCGCAACCGCACCTTACGCAATTAATCGTGTAAGTGGTATGTTCGGCGGTCAAAAGAGAGACCAAAGTGGTGGTGATGCAGATGTTGCAGCCAGAATTGCAAAAGGGCAGTCATAATTAATAAGAAATAGGGTGTCAATCGCCTGGGAGTAGTGATGCCGTTAGTAGGACAAGCGAAAGCAGATTGGGAGTTTTGCAAGCAGAGAGTAAGAACGCAAACTAACTTTTGGCCTGAGTTTGTTCAGAAATGGGATGATGAGTCTAAGGGTGCAAGATACAAGTCTGAAGTTTTGCCTTTAACAGAACTTTGGAACATGTATCTGGGTGGTGCAGATGCGTCATTGAGTGAAGAAGAAGAGGCTCGCGGAAAGAAAGCAAGTAAGGACAAGCCAGTTCGTCCGAGCATGATTCGAAATATCCCCGGCCCATATAGTGATAATGGATATCTTCATTTCGACCAATGGCTTCGCGCACGAGACAAAGCTAGAAAAGATTTGTACTGGTTGGGCAAGACCGTATTCGGTTGCGATTTCATGCCGAATACGCATCAGGTTGTCTGCGACCAGTTCGTGCAGAAAGATTTCGATGGTGTTTACAAGAAGGGTTATGGCCTGAAAGATTTTCAGGTTGCTATGGCAAGGCAGAACCGCGTTCCTAGAATTTGGATGGACACAGGTTCTTATGAGCCGAAGACTTTGGATGATTTCGGAAAGTATATCACGATTCCATCCGAACAAGACAACCAAACCAATTATGCTAGAACGATGATTTTGATGGACCCTCGCGGGTTTTTCAAATCAACTATTGATGGCATAGATTGTGTGCAGTGGATTATCAACTGCCCAGATGTTCGTATTCTGATTATGGCTGGAGTTTATAAACTAGCCATTCAGTTCTTGCAGGGCATTAAGAGAAGATTTTATTTACCAAGGGGAATAGCCCCGAGTGCATTTCATGCACTGTTTCCAGAATATATTATTCGTGGTATTGATGGAGACTCGAAAGAACCATTTGTTACGAGCACACGTGTACACGAGTCTTTGGACCCAACACTCGGTGTTATCTCCGTAGGTTCATCACTATCAGGTTTCCATTGTGACGTTCTGAAGTTCGATGACGTTGTTACAGATGAGAACTGCAATACATTGGAAACACGTGAAGCCTTACACGAAAAGGCAGACGGTTCACAGAACCTTTTGATGCCTTGGGGTTGGACAGATATTATCGGGACTAGGTATTTCCCGGATGATTACTACGGCTTGAAGTTAGCCAAGCACGAGGAAGACCCAGAAGAACATCCTTTGAAGTTTTTCAGGCGTGCATGTTGGGATGTAAAGTTAGGATATGAAGATGTGGTTTTGAGAGACCTGACCGAAGAGATGGTCACTCTTACCTTCCCAGAACATGCAGACTTCAAAAGTCTTCGAAAGAAGTTGAAGGACAACGAGAAACTATTTCGTTGTCAACAGCTTAATGAACCTGTCTGGAATGATGATGGATTTAAGGTGCAGTTTACAGAAGATGCCCTTAAGTCACATATCATGGCCGCAGTAGACGCGACTAAGAAATTCGGTGAGACTTATATCACCGGAGACTTATCTAAGACGACAAACAAGTATTCAGATTTTTCATGTTTGGTAGCAGCCCGAACATTCAGGAAAGAAGATGGAACAATAGCCATCGTCATTCTTGAAGTTCGTTGGGACCGTTGGACTCAATCACAACAAGCTTACGAGTTAGCCGCTTTTAATCATAAGTGGATGCCTAAGACTATCGTGATTGAAGATACGGGTGGTTTGGAACTCTTGAAGAGAGAGGTCCAGACGCAATCCAGCCGACACTATGGGATGACTATTTCGAACATATATTGGAAGCCAGTTGAGAACAATCGAGACGCTAAGAAGAACAGAGTCAAGAGTCTTGAAATTCTCTTAAAGAAAGACCAGCTATACTTTGCCGATGGACCTTGGATTGACGAAACTTTCAAACAGTTTATCAATTTCACAGGAAAAAAGAGCGGACCTACGAAAAAGGACGACATTCCAGACGCAGCATCTTTCTTGCCTAGATTTCTTCCGAGCACACAAGTTGTGCTCACTTCGAAGGAACTAGCCGAGAAGGCGCAGATGGAAGAGGCAGAGTATAAGCGACAAGTAATCATGGGAAACTATAAGCGCATATTTGGAAGTGAGCAGGTGAATAGAACACCTTCCATAGACCAAGTTATCGCTCAGGCTCCCCCTCAAACACCGTTGGATACTACAATAAGCAAACTAGGTCTCGGTGGGTTATTTAGGAGAAGTTAATAGCAGATGGAAGCTCTAAATCCAGAGGCAACTAAGGCACTCGCCGCACTCTCTGTGGACCCTGTTGGGGATATTACATCAGAGAATATGAAGAAAGACCCGGACACGGGAGTCTTCATGTATGATGACAGGGCTGCCTTAAAACTTGTTATAGATGATGCAGCGCTTGCGGATAGCTATGCCAACATTAATCAGTGGGCATCCGGCTGGACTCAATCTAACATCATTTATCAGAGTCCGCAACAAGCTAGTGCATTTGATGGTGGAAATGTTGCGCAAGCTAACGTTCCAAAGTTCACGCTATCTAATCATTTAGATTCTATCGTTCCAAAAATTATGGGCGGGTTGTTTTATGAAGACCCGCCATTTCTACTCCGTCCTCGCCCAGGCACAAAACCAAATGTAACACGTGCTAAGACTGCGCTATTTTCGGCTCAGTTGTGGGACATGAGGTTTGAAGAGGAAGTTGAGCGCGGCTTGGAACAGATGGCTCTTTTGGGAACCTGTATCTTCAAGTGGGGATATCAGGAATATGAAAGAACTGAAGAGAAGTTCCGTCGTACAGCGCCTCAGACAGATTTGAATTTGAGTGTTCCGACTCCGCCGATTGATACGCCGGACTCAGATGATTTTGAAATTTATTTAGAAACCATAAAAGTTTCTAACCCGTGGATTAAGTATTGTGATATTCGTACAGTTCTAGTAGACCCAGGATGCCGTTATGGAGATATCCGTAGGGCAAAGTGGGTTATTTATCGTGATTATGTAACGTATGACGACCTTAGCAGATGGCGTACACTTCCAGGATATAATATTCCAGATGAGGCCACGCTAAAGGCATTTTTCTTATCCGGCCC